ACGTGGTCTTTGGGAACCGCCAGAGTGAACCCACTCGACTTTTTGTATTCCTGCTTCTTGCATGTTGCGAGCATTTATTGAGTTATATGCTTTCCTGGTCTGGTCAAGAGCAATATTCCGTGCTCTGCGTTTTGTCATACCCTTATATTTTGCGAGTTCTTTTTCTATATGAGTCACACCCAAGCCGGACGTAATAGAACGCATCACGGCCCCTGTTATCTGCTCAAAATAATGCGTTTGAATATTTGTTATCAGGCTGGAGTTTTCATATATAAGAGCCTTCATAACCTCTTCTTTTTCAGGTGATATCAAAGAGCCTTTCATAAGGAAACCGCCGGATTGTTTCAACTCATCTTTGGACTTAAACATGTCGTTCATCATGGCCCAGAAGGTTGTATTTGCGTAACGGTTCGTTTTTCTTACCATACGCTCTGCAAACACTTTTCCACGGTCTTTGAACTTCTTCTCAAATAAATCCCGTAATGAGTTTAATTTCATCCGGGTTTGTGAACTTATGCTTGCATCCTCAGTAAAGGTTATTTGTTCTTTATATTCCTTGTAAAGTGGTTTAATCTCTTCGTAAACTTCCTTTGTCAGGTCATCGACCATTTTTAAAAGTTGGTTTACATACCACTTCTGCAAGCCTGCGTTAAAGTTCAGCGGCTTGCCTTTAATAATATTGCGTTGTTTCATTTTTGTTTACAAAACACTTGAAATTTTTTGAAAATCGTACATAATGTAAGTGGTCGATAGGTGAGCCAAGCGCACCAGTTAACTCGGGTGAATAGCTGAAACTATCGACTAATTTTATACATTGACTTTGTTGTTAAAGTTTTCTTACCTGTCCTAATTTCTTCAACATAAAATGTTGTGTTGTCTGGCATTTCTTTTCTATATTTTATAAGGTCGACACCTTTTCTTGTTTTTTCGCCAAATATAACCTCGTCATAATCATAGAGTACATCCGGTATTTTCTTAATATCATTATCGTCTAAAGGTATTTGTCCTCTTTTATATTCACTTGATTTTCCATGTTTATTAAAAGCGTGTCTTACTCCTGATACATCGACATTATGCTTATAACCAGTTAAATCATAACCGTTCTTTTTTGCTTCGTCTGTTAGTTTTTGAGAGACTTCTCCTATATTTACGCTTTCTCTTTCATTCGGATTGTTTTTTGCTTTCTCAATAACACTTTCAACTTCTTTTTTGTAGTTTTCATTCTTGCTTATTGATTCTGCATTGTTGGCACTATTCCCACTTGTAAATTCGCCTTGTTCATTACGTGGGTGGTCTTCTTCATTCCAAGCATCTAAATTAAACTCGTCTTCGCTAAAAGGGTTTTGCAGAGTGTTGCCGTTTCCTTCCGGTTCTTCCTCACCAAACGAGAAATCCTCGTCTTCTTCTAATTCTCCGGTAATATCGTTATACCCGCTGTTGGGGTCTTTGATTAAAGCATCACGAACCTCGTCAGGTGATATTACCCCTGCCTGGATATATGTTGCTGCAGTCGTTGCCACAGTGTTATTTATCTGTGCTCTTTCGAGTTCTGTCGGAGTATCTATTTCTTTAAAGTTGATTTTATAATCCCTTACAAGGTTATATTTTGATTTACTAAGTAAAGCAAAATGAAAATCTAAAATCGGCACGTAATCCGTCTTCTGGATTTCAACGAGAGTCAGTTTGTACTGGTCGTCTTCGTAATCACCTGTTGAGTTAAACCCTTTCGGTTGGGTTTCAAGCAGCTTTGTAGCCGGAACGCATGAAGCCGCAGCAACAAGCTGGTATTGTGTCATTATAACTTCGTCAAGGTCGTTTAAAGAAGTGTCTATTTGCTGAACACTATCACCGGGCCTTTTTGTCATGACACCCCAATTATCCCGGAACTGCGTTAATGCGTTTAGTTCGTTTACCGTGTTTTGTGGGTTTGTCATGTAGCTTTTAACGTTTATATCGGCAATCAATAAACGTTTGCTTTGAGCAAGCATGTGCGCTTCGTTTGCTGTTTTTTCAGCGCAGTACACACGTTCATATATAAGCTGTGGTATCGGATAACCACCGAAATAATAAGTCGGTTTTAAAACGTCTGAAACGTCACCATTTACACCGAAAATACACCAGCTGTGATGTATCTTCCTGCCGTCAGGCATTTGGAAGTAAGTCGGTCTCATATACCGTAAAGAAGAAGGGTCGCTTACTGCTTCCGCATCTAAAATGGGTGTGTACCATACCGGATCAACAACTGTCATTCCTTTATAAGAATTCGGCTTAATACTGTCGATATTGAACGGCAAAGAATAGTCAGCCCCCTTGACGATTGGGAATGCCAGCACCTGTCCGAACTGTCTTTTCTTTTGTGCAAATGTTCTGCAAGTACCTTTTATATTAAATCCTTTGAGGTCGTTTGACTCGTCTATGATGTCCGAAATAAAATCTTTGTCTATTTCTTCTGTTTCGTCTGCTGTAATATAACTCAACTCGTAATCGGGTCTTATCGCATCGTTTGCAGGTATCATGCATGCTTTGTTAATAAGCCAGTTTTGGCAGAGTATTGCACAAGCCTGAAAGCCAATAAAACCCTGCACAGCGAAGTGTGTATAAATCACATCGTTTACAGGGTTACAGATATTATATGCATTGTTTAGTTTGTTTGTAGGACATACTGCATCCATAGCAACACCAGCCGGAACCGAGGGAACTATATCAGCGTGTGTTTTCTGAATAGACATAGCAAGATACTTACTCAACTCTTTTTGGGGCAGAGTATAATTCTCCATTGGTTCTTCTTTTGGCTGTCTTTCGTCAAACACCTGGTTTGCGATGTTTTTAATGTAATTGTTTATTTTTTCAATCATTTATTTAATCCCATACGGCATAGCACGTTCCAAAGAGTAACGGAGCGAGTCAACCGCATCGTCCATAATCTTTGGATAGTCGTTTATGTAATTGCCGTCTTTGTCTTTTAAATATTCCATTGTCTGAAACTCTTTAAGAGTATTCGGACACTTAACCGGATCGATTACGATTTCATTCAAACTTTGTAACCACCTGTAACCGAAGTCACGTGAGCCCGGGCCTTTGTTTGCAGGAAATATTGAGAACCCGTTATCCCAAAACTCACCGATTGATTGTGGGTTTGCACTGTCGGCTATTATATCGCCATAGACTTGCTTTTCTCTTACGGCATCCATAGTGTCTTGTAAACTCATGTGGCTTGCATATATTTCATCGAACACATAGAGTTTTTTGAGTTCGTCATCGTAACAACTCTTTGTGTATACAAACGGGTGGATATATCCCCAGTCTATACCTTGATAAACTTCATCGAACCTTGAGAGTTCTTCATCGGTTATAGTCCGGGCCGTTACGTTTTCAAATACAAGCCCTTCCGCGACACCGAGTTCACCGAGTCCATATACCCGCCAGAAGTTGTTTTTTCCGTCACCTCTTCGGCTTTCCAGTTCGTCAATTTCCGTTTGCGGTAAGAACTGGTTATCTTTGTAGGTGGATTTTATTAATAAAGCCTTGTCAGGGTTCTTGGGTATTATCTCATTATGAACCCAGAACGCTTGAGTCGGGTTGTAGTCGATAAATATCGTCTCGTGCGTTCTTATAACAAGCTGCTCAACCGTTGCATACGGTATAAGGTTAGCTTCGTTTATGAACAGAATATCACGTCTTGAACCTCTCGCTTTCCCAGGTTCATCCAGGGCCACGAGGTTTATTTTAGAACCGTTATGAAACGTTATAAAATTATCCGAACGGTTCAGCATTAAGCCAAAGTTCAAACCGAACTGGTCAAATACCTTTGGCAAGTCCCTCAATACACCACGCTTTAAATGAGGAACGCTCTGCCCAGCAATATCTATTATCAAATTACGGTTTAACGCGATTTGTGTTAACAGCTGCAATATACTGAAAGTCTTGCTTGATGAAGAGCCACCCTGATTTATTATGTAACGATATTTCTGTTCACAGTATGCATCAGCGTTTTTGTAAAACGTTTTAGTTAGGCTTAACATTCGCTATCCTCTGCAATACATCAGCATCGCTTTGGGTTGCAACAACTATCTGTGGTGTGGTGTTTGTTACTTCAAATTTTTGAGCGGGATCTTCTCCTGTCATTGCCACATACATAGCACCCGCTTTTAAGTTTCCGTTAAAATACATTTGTCTTAACTTCATAATAAATGCCTGGCGAATTGGGACTTCCTTTCCGGACTTATCTTTCATAGTTCCGTCAGCATCTGCTTTGGCATAATCCTGAAAGGTTTTCTTAACACTTATTATTTCATTTGTGGCTTCTGCACCTTTCCTAGCAATTTCCTTGCGTTCTTCTTTGGGTCTATTTTTCAAATTTGTGTCTTTTATTGCGTTTTTACTGCCTTCTGACATTCCTCTTCTATTACCGGATTTATTTAATCTTATTTCATCCATATTTCACCTTCTTGACTTTATTTTTGACTGCACTGAAACTCCTGTTAGGAAGCAGAGCAGCGATTTGCCTAAAGTTTAATCGGTTATAGTTCTTATAAATAATTTCTAATTCCTGGCTAGTCCATTCGGGTTTGTGGTTTCTAATAAAGTCCGTCAAGCAAAACCTCTTTATACTCTCTCAACCAAGACTTAGCACCTTTTAAGTCGTGTGATTTATAGTTCCCACATTCTTCTTCTGAAGCGCCGGGGACTTCTGTTTGTAGCAAACACCTGTCAATGCATTTTATAAGTTCTTCTTTTACGTTTAACGGCTTGTCGTTGAATGTTTCTAAATAGAACATCGTTTGACATCCACCGGGATTAAAAGAAATCACTTGTTCTTTTATATCGCTCTCGGTTTTTAACCAAGTAGCAAATAAATGCTCTATCGTATGAATTGCCGCTATAGGTATAAACCTTGTGTTTGGTTTTACAAACCGCAGGTCGTAAATATCAATGTTTTGTTTTGTTTCCTGTAAATATAAACCCGGAGTTATATCGTTGTGGTTTCTCTGAAATGAAGGGATTTTATTCATTACACATGCTCTAAAATTTTGTTAATAAGTTTCCAACTTTCTGTAAGGTCAGCCTCTCTGTGTTCCGTGAGATTTAAATTGTCGCTCACAATCTTTAATGATTCAATATTCGGGTATCTTGCGGCCAAGTAGTATAACTCCATATCTATTAACGGGATTTCAAAATCTACTTGTTCATTTAAAAAGTCATCGCAAGTATAACAAAAATCGTCAACATAACACGGTGTCAGCTCTATACTGCCTTCGCATGTGATTTTTGATTTATATAAACGCTCAACTTTGCTTACGCTTATCACAGTCCCCGGCTGATATTTATTTGAACCCGCATAACCTATATTGATAATTTTAGCTTTTGGCGGTAATTTCCCAGCTAAATTTTTTATTATGTTAACAACTCCCACACCCGTGACAATTACTTTATCTACTCTGTGGCAATTAATATGTTTAGCTTCTTCCTCTTCGGCGCATAAAACTATGAGCATAAAACAGCCTTTTCTCCTGTTAAGTTTTCCCAACGTTGGATTATAACGTCACAATATTTTGGGTCGAGTTCCATGAGTCTTGCTTTACGTCCATCTTGTTCGCAAGCTATTAAAGTTGTTCCGGAACCACCGAAAAGGTCAAGAACTATATCAGAACCTTTTGTGTTGTTTTTGATTTGGTAATCGAATAAACCGACTGGTTTCATTGTCGGATGTTCACCGTTTCGTTGTGGTTTATCAAAATCAATTACTGTGGTCTGACGTCTGTCGCTTGCCCACAAATGACTTGCACCGTCTTTCCACCCATATAAACAAGGCTCGTGTTTCCATTGGTAATCTTGTCTGCCCATTACCATGCAATTTTTATTCCAAATTAAACATTGTCTAACTTGCCACCCAGCATCTTTACAAGCACCTCTGAAATTGTACCCTTCGGAATCAGCGTGCCAAATATAAAAAACTGCTCCCGGTTTCATAACGGTGTCAGCACATAAAAACGCATCACGTAAAAAATCTCTAAAATTAGAGTCTGACATCTGATCGTTTTGTATAGTTAATCGGTCTTTTGTTTTTCCTTCGTAAGCTACGTTATATGGCGGATCGGTAATTAATAAATCTGCCAGCTCACCGTTCATTAGTTTTTCAACATCGTTTATTACTGTACTGTCACCGCACATCAAACGGTGTTCACCGAGCTGCCAAATATCACCCTCTTTGCATCGAATTTCTACTTCTTCCGGAACTTCATCTTCAATAACTTCTTGTTCGTCTTTGAATTCAATATCGACTCCCCAATCGTTTAAGGTTTCGATTTCAAAGTCAGATCTCAATAATTCAAAGTCGAATTCAGAGCTGTCGCTTGCGGAGTTATCCATTACGGCAAGCTGTTTTCTTTTATCGTCATCAGTTGCCAAATCTGTACGCTTTACAACAATCAACTCTGAACCGTCTGTTTCAATAACTTTTACCGGAGTGTCTTTGTCTAATGTACTTACGAGACCGTTTCCACAAATAATCTCGTTTTGGTTATCAATTACAATACTTCTACCAAGACCGACATCACTAATTGATTTTTTAATCAATTCCAGGTTCTTTTTATTGTGTTTTCTATAATTGCATTTGTCTTGCTTTAAATCTTTTATCTGCATAATTCTATTTTTTTAAAAGGGCT